CGTCTTTACAGACGTACAGTCAGACTTGTTGATTAAGTGTATTCATAACATGTTAAGATTTACTTTCGAGTGATCTACATGTTTTTGATGCATTTAATTGCCATATGACGATATTTTCGGGTGAAGAAAACACCTCTCAGAGATGAGCAAAAAATAACAAATTTATAAACCACAGTGATTGTACTTTGGTGGTCATCTTTATACAAGATGAGTCAAAACGACCGTATCCTATATGATTTTAGGAACCGGTGACCTTTTGAATACTAAAAGGTAGAAAATCACATTAGTTTTTTGTGTTCCATTTGGAACACCTTGATAATATATAAATTGAATTATGCGTGTATTAGTGTCGAACTGTGTCCCGCGAGGGAGATGAATAGTGCATCGGCAAGCTTGACGATGTTCAATAAACGTAGTTAGTAGTGTCTTTTTGATACCCGCCCCGAAGGGAGCGAGCTGCAAAAATAATTTTACAAGCTGCTTAGAACCTCACGAACCAGTATGAGAGCAAATAATATTAATTAGAAATTGACATATATTATATCATGGAGTCAGTGGGAAACCCCCACTACTTTACACGGGTTAATAATACCTCAATAGTGATATAAGTCAATTAATTTTTCACATTTGCTGAAACGCTCAGAATGTTTGTTAGTAGGTAGGCATTGTATATTTCATTATTTTTGGCAGTCTTTGGCAGGACTGTTGATAGTGAGAGATCTACGTTTTCACGGTAACATTTGTATTACAATTAACGATTTTATATATACGATCATTCCTTCCGTATGATCATCAACTTACGACGGATATTTTCGTGTATTCTACACCAGGATACACAAGGTTTTTAAAACGCACCCGGTTGTTAATCTTTTACCTATAAAAGTTGTAAAAACCGGGGCCGTCCCAATATGCAAAAGTCTCAGGAGATAGAAATCAAGCAAACGGCCACTCAGGGGGGGAATGCCAACCCCCCCGCCTGCGGAAACCGCAGTTTAAAATTGAAGGAAATCAGGGAAAACAAATTTCAGCAATCGCTATATAGCGATCCCAAAATTGCAGAGAGATTTGTTGATGCTGGAATGTCAAGCTATGGATTTGAAGGGTTGACTAATGTTAAAGAAGAAAACCGCTCTTTGTATTTGAAACATCGAGGCGGACGTCGTAATGTAAGAGAACAACGACGCCAGAAAATTCGCCAACGTAATCGAGAGCGCGCTGAAACTTGTAACATTATACCCCATTCAGATGAGGTTGATTCTTTAGATATGGAGAATCAGCTTACCGTAAACAGTATAACATATTCTAACCCGTCTGATGAAGAGTCACAGGATGATTCTACATCGGCACCCGGTGACTGTGTTGATTTTGATAAGACTCACCAAAACAAACTAGAACGCAATGAAATGGCACGAATTGCCGCAGAAGTAGATGCGTTCGACAAAGGAGATAGTACTTTAGCAAAGTTACTGTCATCTATAGGAATGGTGGATTCCTTTTCGGAAGGATTGGAAAAAACAGCAGAAATGGATGAATGGCTTGGCCACCTTGAAAACCTTGTAATATTAGGTTATCATATGGGAAAAGCTAAGTCTTTTACAGATATTTTTATGGCTGTTGCAGCTTATGCAAAGATGTACACGAAGAAGAGAAGTATTATTCTTGATTTGTATCGACTTATTAACGAGGTAACTGAAAAGTGCCCCGCAGATGAAGTTGAACCTCAAGCTCTTAAAGATTGGACAGGTGAAGATGTGATGAGTAAATGGGAATTGTTTAAAGGTAATACAATTTTTAAGAAAATTTCTTATTTAATCACAGCTGCCATGTCTTTGACAGTGTGCACTACAAAGCAAATCGAATGGAGTCCATTTGGACTACAGTTGATTTCTTTTGAAGCCGCAAAGGAACAATTAAAGGCTATTGATCTAATTGACGCTCTTGTGAAAACTTTCACATGGGTATGTGATGTTGGATGGAAGTGTTTTGAAACAAAATCATTGGCCCCTATTTTGTACTCAGATGTGAAAGTGCAACAATATAATGAAGATTGTGATTATGTTCTTGCTAAAGCAGATTCTGCAATTGCAGGTAATATCGATGATCTTGGAGCCTTTGAAGCCAAGTTGAATGCTGTTTTTAAAAAGACATGTATGATGAAATCAGTGAAAAGTGATGGAGCTACGGCTATTTGGCTGCAAAAAAGATATTCAGATCTTGTAGCCATTATGGATAAATTGGCTGCAAAGAGGAAGAACACAGATATTCGTTTTTCCCCTATTGGGTTTTCATTACATGGTGCAACATCTGTTGGGAAAACTACCTTGGGTAAGTTGACTATGACACAATCGTTGGCTGCCATGGGCTTTGTGAGCCCTGAAGGTGAAGTTGATGATTCTCGCATTTTGACAATGGATATGTTTGATAAGTATAATTCTACTTGGACATCGGATGTTCTAGGTGTATTCATGGATGATTTGAATAACACAAAGTCTGAGTTTCAAAAGGATAATCCTCACACATCTGTCATAATCAAGTTTTTCAACAATGTTGCTGCACAAGCGATTAAAGCTGAATTGAATGCTAAAGGTGTTGTGTTCATTGATTTCAAATGTGGTATTATCACGTCCAATGTTAAAGATTTAGGAGCAAGGCAGTACAGTAATTGTCCTGAGTCTATTTTGAGACGTTTTTATCATGTTGGTGTTACAGTACGGGAAGAGTTCCGTAAACCAGGTACAACAATGTTGAATAAGAAAAACCCAGCAATCAAAGATTCAAAAACTTTGGTGCAAGATATATGGGAGCTGACAATTGAGGAAATTGAAACATATGAAGCCAATAAGGATAAGATTGGTTATAAGTTCAAGATCCTTGAAGTGGAAATGGATGATGGTCGTGTTATAGAGTGTTATAAATTGCGATTGGAAGAATATTTGGATGTGATAATTCAATTGTCTAAAGATCACAAAGAAGAACAGGATGGATTGATAAAGAAATCTAATGAATCGGCACGTGCCAAATTCTGCAGTAAGTGTTGTAAATTTCCTGAATATTGTCGTTGTGTTAACAAGGATGATGTCACACCACATTCCATGGAGTTTCTAACGAGTGTGGCAACGAATGCTGCAAAACAAGCCATAGATGGATATATTAAGTCATGGACACGCCCAGTAGATTTATTAAACTGGTGCGTAGGTTTTGCGCCAATAAGAACAATGGCCACGAATCAACTGGCTAGTGAAATTCAACACGAAATGAACGAAAAGGGAACACCATTACTGGTAGCAATAACACCGGATTGGTTGTTTAAAACACGTACATTTCAAAGAACTGTATACGCTTGGCAAAGTGGAGCAGCATACTATGATATAAGACGTCCTGTACGAATTATGGGCGCTATTGGATTGTCCATGTTAGGTTATGGGATCATCCGTCGTAGTAAGGCAGTTGCTGCCACAGGTGTTGCGTCAATGTGGACGACAACATGCATAGGGTATTTTTTACACCAAGTTCGTATGAAGAAAATTCAAGAACGTTATGTCAAACAACGTGACGCATTGCCAGATTACGCAAAGCGTGTGAGAGATGGAAAATTTCCAAAAGGTGTGTTGTTTGTAGCGACGTTAGCCCTTGGTGTAAAACTAATAACTATGTGGAATGAGACAAGGATAAAGTCTAAACCTCAGTCATTGACACCTGAAGACATTGAATCACAGCCTAGTTGGTTTGGATATATGATGAAACAAATTGGCTGGAAAGCCAGTTCTTCAGTTGAAGGTGCATTACCTGAACATGTTTTGGCAACAGGTCAGAAAAATCAGGGATGGTGTTCATTCACACGATCTGATGGATCGATCACGGGATGTAATATCGTGTACCCAGAAAAGGGGTACGTATGGTTTCCACTACACATTTTCTATCCAGGTTCAGACATGTCAAAGTCCCCTTTACCATACGTCAAAGGTGAAGTGTTTCGCAACAGTGATTTAAAAACAAGTAAGTTTAAATTTACTGCTGAATTGAATGTGAATACAATTCAATTTGATGGATTAGATATGGTTGAATGTTTTGTGGAGAGATGTCCTGATCTTACAGAGAATATTAAGAAATTTCTACCCTTGGACGCACCAAGTGGTATATCAGTTTGCACTCTTATGGTTCGAGATAAGGAAGCAAAATTGTCCACAGAAAAGTTGACGGTTGAACATGGTTTAGTTGGTCACAAGTACATGTCTATGGTCGGAGGTTCTTATACCTCTAACAAGGCAAGTAATGGTGTCTGTATGTCTATGCTAGTGACAGAAGGTAAACAACCTATTGTTGCTGGTTTTCATATTGGTGGAAACACAGAAAAGAAATATGGAATGATGATGACAGTCACTCAGAAACAAGCCATGGAAGTCAGGAAGAAATTGTTGGCTTTATCAGGGATTCGCGGAATGGCCACTTCAACAAAATTGCCCGATACGCAATATGGAATACGAGTTATTGAGAGTAGTGAAGTACATCCTAATTCCAAATTTATTTTGGATTTGGATCACAATGCTGCTATTGATGTTCTTGGATCTGTCAAATTGCGCAGTGAGGCAAAAAGCCAAGTTGTACCATCTATTTTGCAGAAAGAAGCAGAGAATATATTCGGAGTAAAGAATGAGTGGGGACCACCTCAACTCAAACCTAATTGGCGTGCATTTAATGCGACGCTAGAGCATATTATAAATCCGTCTGAAATGTTTTTGCCTTCCTTACTGCAACGATCTCGAAAGGATTGGTTACAACCGATTTTACAATTCGCAAAGGAACAACACAAAAAGGATCCCATTGTACCATTAACTATGAAAGAAGTGGTGATGGGTGTGCCAGGGAAACGTTTTTTGGACGCTATTCCTATGAACACAAGCATTGGGTATCCGTTGTATGGTCAAAAGAAAAACAAATTCACCTACATTATGAATGGCGAAAGTTGTGAAGATAGAATTCCTGATGCAGATATAGTGAAGGAATATGAGAGATGTTTGGCTTGTTGGAAGAGAAATGAAAGAGCATATCCCGTAACTTCTGCTACGTTAAAAGATGAACCAACGAAGTTAGGTACGGAGAAAGTGAGAGTTTTTCAAGCTGTTGCATTGGCACTAGGTTTTGGTATTCGCAAATGGTTTTTGCCAATTGCACGAGTGTTGTCATTATGTCCAACACTATCAGAAGCAGCAGTAGGTGTCAATGCGTTTTCAACTCAATGGGATGATTTGATGTCCCATGCCGAAAAGTTTGCTCAGGATGGAAGAGTTGTCGCCTGGGATTATTCGAAGTATGATGTTCGAATGAACTCCCAAATGACATATGCAGCTCTGCAATCGATGATTGATATTGCAGAATGTTGCGGTTATACTAAAGATGATATTCAAATTATGAATGCTATGGTGGCAGATATTATACACCCACTTATTGCATACAATGGTACAATGATTATGGCCTACAATATGAATACATCAGGAAATAACGTGACCGTTAACATAAATAGTATTGCGAATTCCTTGTATGTTCGTATGGGATTTTTCCATATGTGCCCAGAAGTGAAAGATTTTCGTAGTGCTGTAGCAGCTATGACATATGGTGACGATTTTAAAGGAAGCGTTTCAGTGACATATCGTGATCGATTTAACTTTAGAACTTTCAAAGAGTTTTTAGCTGGACATGGTATGAAGATAACTGAACCGAAGAAGACTGATTCTATAACTGATGATTTAAGTATTGATGATGCGGATTTTTTGAAACGCACATCCACTTACATTCCTGAAATAGGTACAAGAATCGGAGCTTTGGACAAAAGATCGATGTTGAAGAGTTTTATGGCCAACGTTAGATCTAAGGTTGAAACTCCTCAAACTGTTGCAATTTCATGTGTTGAAACATACATGCATGAATTGTTTGCACACGGTAGGGGAGAATTTGAGAAAGATCAACCAAAAATAAAAGAACTATGTGTACGGGTGTTGGATTTTGTTCCACCTGCAGTAGCTTACACATTCGACGATAGAGTTCGTGAATGGAAAGAGAAGTACACACCAGATCTCATCGGAAAGGTTGAGATCGAAATTTTGTAAATATATTGGATACCATAGATTGTACATAAAAGGCTTTATATTTATATTTTTAAATTACGTTTGCACGTTTGCATATTGTACAAATGCATAAAAGTTTTAATTTTTCCTATGTTTAATAATTTTGAGAAGTTCTCGTGTCTTAAGCGAGCTAAGTTGGGTAGTGCCCAATCATTCATTGGCGGTATAGTAAGACCGCAAGCACAGGAAAGTGCGGGGGAAGAAGGTTCCCTTTCATTGTGGGGATTGTTTGGATCAATTACATTGTATATACTTTACGCTGTGTACAAAGATTTATCTTTACCATGGCCAAAAGCAGAACAAATTGTTGCTTCACACCAATCCACACATGTTGACATTAACAATGTCACACCACAAGCAGAAGAAATGGGTCTGAATGATACTTTAGCCCCAGGTTCTACACAAGAGCAAAACGTTTATTTTGATGATGCACATCCAGGATATATGACAGAAGTTAGATCTTCCTTCGATGTTGTACGTAATAAACCAATGAACGTTGACGCGACATTAGATAATTTCTTCTCGCGACCCTTGCTTATAGCATCCCAAGATTGGGGGGTTAATGCACCGTTTTTTCAGCGCATAAACCCGTGGCAATTATTTTTTGAAAACCCACGTGTTATCAACCGTATTGCAAATTATCGGTTATTACAAGCAAAATTGCACATCAAGGTTGTCATTAATGGAAACGCATTTCATTATGGTCGAGCAATTGTATCATACAATCCACTTGACGCCCTTGATCAAATGACCATTGATCGGTCATTCATCTCTGCAGATTTGGTAGCAGCCACACAGAGACCACACATTTTCCTTGACCCTACCAATTCACAGGGTGGGGAAATGTTGTTACCTTTCTTTACACCAGACAATGTGTTGGATATTCCAACGATGGGGTGGAGAAAGATGGGAGTGTTGGATATACACTCCATGCAGACACTCAAACATGCTAACGGTGCAACTGATACCGTTACTGTGAGTGTTTTTGCGTGGGCCACAGAAGTGAAGATGTCTGTGCCCACATTGATCGAACCGGGAGCTATTTTGCCTCAAGCCGCTGATGAGTATGGTAATAAACCAGTTTCTCGCATCGCAGGCGCAGTGGCAAATTTTGCTTCTTATTTGGTTGATGCACCTTATGTTGGGCCATTCGCACTGGCAACAAAGATTGGTGCCAATGCTATTGGTACAATTGCCACTTTGTTTGGTTATTCAGCTCCTGTAAATTTGGAGTTCCAACATAATCGTTTACTACCCATTACCAATTATAGTGTTGTTAACATGCCCAGTGATTGTATGAAGTTGACAGTCGATGCTAAACAAGAATTGACTATTGACCCTACAATTGCTGGATTGGACTCAACAGATGAACTCACTATAAACTCAATCGTCAAACACCAGTCATGGTTGGATGCATTTGAGTGGCCTTTGGGAGCACAACGAGAAGCAATATTGTGGAATTCAGTTGTGGATCCTTGTTTGCATGCACAAACATTGGATGGTGAACTACATTTCCCAGCAACATGTTATGCTACTATGCCATTTAGATATTGGCGTGGAACCTTGAAGTTTCGGTTCCAAGTAGTGTGCAGTAAATATCATAAGGGACGATTGAAGATCGTTTATGACCCAGTTACTGATAGTGAAACTGCCGAGTATAATACTGCTTACACAACCATTGTCGATATTAGTGATACTACTGATTTCACAGTCGACATTGGATGGGGACAGATTGATCCCTATCGTGAGCATATTAAACCAGCTTTAGCACCAAATCAGCAATTCGGTGCGTTTCCGATTATAAGTTACAATTCAGGTATTCAGAAACACGGAAATGGTGTTATTTCGGTGTATGTCGTGAACGAATTGACAGTACCAAATACCACTATTGATAATGACATCTCAATTAATGTGTTTTTATCGGCATGTGAAGATTTTGAAGTTGCTGTACCAGATGCAACATATATTCAAAATTTGAGATTGACTTCACCGAGTGCCTTAATTGTGCCACAATCTTCTGAGGTAGAACCTCAAGCACTAGAAATGTCTGAAGAAACAATGAAAACAGATTCGGCTCCAGTTCTTACGGAGACATTGAATACTATGTCAAATATGATTGGGACTTCAAGTGATCCCACAAATTTAGTATATTTTGGAGAATCTATTAAAAGCTTCAGACAACTTCTAAAACGCTTCACCAGATGGAAATTACAGCCTGGTGATGGCTTTTCGGGTTTCGTAGATACACGAGACGAAATGGGTGCGTTTCCATTTTATCCAGGATATTATTCTGGATCACCGATTGCCCGGTATTCATTTGCCACCCCCTCCGGTACTTATGCACCAGCATGGTTTACATTTTTGCACTATGTAACGTGTGCATACGGAGGACGAAGGGGTTCAATTCGTTGGTTATTTGATGCAACAGAATTGAATGTTGATAATCGTGTACGATATACTGTTACGCGACAACAAAACCCCGAACATTGGAACTATACAGGACGTTCACGCGCAGCAAATGTGTGGACTCTTCCTGAAATTTCTGGAACTATGAATCAAACGTTCGAGGAAACCACAATGAATGGTGCTATGCTAGCATACGGTAATATGAACAGCATACTCCAGTGGGAAGTTCCCTATCAGAAAAATAAAAGATTCATTCCAGGAAAATTGAGGATTTATCCTACACCAAACGATAATGATTGGGATGAAGCATTTCAAATCGCACGACATGGTGTACAACAAGTACAAAATCGTGCGTTTGGAGAGTACCATATTGCAGCAGGAGAAGATTACACCTGTTTCTTTTATCTCGGTCCACCCATATTCTATGTGGAGACCTTTGTGCCAGATGGTACATAAATTGTAAAATAAGAAGACTGACACTTCTATAATAAAAGTAGCTATGATTGTGCTAGCAGTAAAGAACAATCAGCCCAAAATGGCATGAGAATAGTCCTCATGACTCACACAAGGGTAAAATTGTGGGAGGTGACCAAGTCAGTAGAGAATTTAGTACAAAGTTTCTATCGATTTCGGTCGGTAGTTTTATTTGGCTATAACTTCAAAAGCTTGGTCAGTATTTAGTACGACTGGAGTTGTGTGAAGGGGAGGAAATCCATTGCACACACAGCTCTTTTTACTGGCTATTATTGC